CGAAGATGGCTGCTTCTTCTGGGTTGTTGATCATGTCGTCAGCGTCTAGTTCGTTAGCGTGAGCTATTTCCTTCAAGAGTTTGTGCAGCTTCACAAAGGGTGCTAACATAGGATTAGCAACTACCTGCAAGAATGCTGTGAGTCGCTGTGAGCGAACTTCCTTCTGTAGGACTGACGCTGTTCCTACCGCTTTAATCTGTAGGTCTCCTACGATGTCAATGTCGATCTCGTTGAACTGCATGTTCCATCTGTAGTACGACTCCCCGAGGGGTTTGAGTAGGTAGTTGTCAAGGTTCTTGATAACTGTCTTGAGTCCTACAGAACCGGAGGACATCAGCATAGAGAGACCTGCTGCAGTACGCCCTGTACCGGAGACCCCTGTCTGACCGTGTGTGATACTAGGAATACCTGTCTCTTCATCTGCCAGTTGACGGGCTTTGTCGTACATCTGAATGTTTTCTGGAGCAGTGTTGGGAAAGGTTATCCCGGTGACCGCTTGTCCTTTAACCCCAGAGCGTCTCTTGAAGATTTTACCCGGATATATCTGCATAGATTGACCGGGAACTAGTGCAGACTCATCAATGTCAAATACCATATTACCGGCGAGAGCCAGATTATCCACAGCCATTCTCATATGCCCGTTCATCAACTTCTGAGCGTCTTCCATATTCTCAGGGACGCCGATCCCAAAGTAGTTGTACGGATTTACTTCGTAGGGGACTGAGTGGTAGGGAATACGGGTAGGAGTGAACGGGTTCAACACCGCTCGGAGGATAAACTGCCCACATACCCACGTATTTATCTGAATGGGTTGGTGGGTCTTCATCTCGCTAACGTCAAAACCTTCTGACTCAGCCACCTCTTTTGTAACTGTACCCCAGTATTCCAGCACTTCCCAACGGCTATCAATTTCAACTTGGTTAGATGAATCGCTAAGTTGCTGCTCCCACCACTCTTCTGTGTAAGATGGCTTATTCTCAATGCACTCGTCAATGGTTTTTGATTTGAAGAACGGGCGGTTCTTGAGGTCGTACATCTGAGACATATTTAAGCGGTGTCTGTGGACCATATAACTCAGGTCTTCATCATTACGAGCTACTGAGTCAGGGTAGATATCCCAAATAGAGACGTGTTCAATCCGTGGGACCACTTTGTCATAAGGATCATACACACGGGTGGGAATGTCTTCACCCTCTTCTACATCTTTCTTCTCTCCCTTCCGCCATCGGTGAACAGTCTCAGTGTAGTTGAACGGCCCCTTCACAACTCCTGTACCAAGAAGAACACACTCAAACACTGTGTAACTTAGGACAGTCGTTGCAGATGTCTCTTCTAGTTGGTCATCAATGACCTTCTGCATGTTATTTGCGGCGATCTGAGCGGGAGATATTTCAGGTTGACCTATCTCTGCCTTCCCGGGTATCAAACTAGACCCACGGAGCTTCTCTTTCAGACCGCCGAGAATAGAGTCTAGGGTAGAGGTAGGCTGAGGTTCAGTGAACCCCGGCTCCAAATCGTTACCATCCCCTGCAGAACCGAAGGGATTGAAGTCAGAAGGGGGAACCTCCCCCGGAATCGGGAGATGAGCTTTATCAGCTACCCCTTCAGGTCTGACAGTTGGCTCAACTGTGATAGGCAGCTTACCCCCACCAAAGAGGATATCAGCAATCTGTCCATACGCAGCGATAACCTTCGCTTTAGTGATCTTGATGAACACCCGAGAACGCTCAGTAGTTTTAAACGCCGTAGAGGAGTTATAAATCCCACGGAAGTTGTACCACGCTTGCATCCAGCGATGCTCGTCAATAAGCCGTCCGCCTTTTGCAGTCTCATATTTAGAGTGAACATGACCGATCAGCCCCGGCATTTCCCGCAAGGCTATATCAGTCTGTTCATCCTCAGGAGTTTCGTTGTCTTCAATAGCCATCAAAGACCCTCTTTCTCTCTGGGGTTACTTACTGTAATTTTGCTTAGAGATACCTCTACCTTGACCAGCAGCTTTCTCGACTTCAAGCTACCTTGAATGAATTTGGCTTTTGACCATTTTTCTTCTTTGTAGGGCTTCGTAGACGGGCGGCTGTTGTCCGCGATACCTTCACCCTGTAAAATAGGGCTGGTATTGAGGGGACTTTCACCTTGTTTAGTATGCATCTCTTATTCTCCTTATTTATAGTCTTTGGTGGGGGGTTTGTATTTTCTCATCTTAGATAGTTCTTGAAATGAGATTGGCTCATTTGGTGAGCCGGGCGGTGTATAAGGAGGTTCAACTCCTTCTGCTTTATTCTTTGCTTTTCGTTTGGCACTCTCTTCAAATACTTTAGCTATGCGCTCTGCTTTCGGGGGGCGAGGTTCATCAAAGGGGGTGACAGGCTGTTCTTTGACAGTAGGTAGTTTATTTACAGGTGTGAAGTCCTCTAAGTTAGGAGCGTCTTCACTTTCCTCTAAGGCAGTCTGAGCACTTCTACGGATGTGCTCCGGGGCTTTCAGCGCGAAGAGGTCTGCGTCTTTGTCGGTGAGACCCATAATTGCTTTGAAGGTCTCTTGGCGTTTTTCCGGGGATGCATTGTCTATCTCATCGTACATCCTCTGTAGGAACCTGTTTTCGCCTTCGTTTAGAGTACCTGCAGACATCAGAGCTTCAAAGAGGGTCATCAAAGGGTTCATCAAACGAGCGTTAAGAGCGTACTTGGTGATGAGACCCCAGTTGACTCCACGCTTGGCAGCTTTGGCTACCTTAGGAACGGAGGATTCCTTCGAAGGGAGAATTGACTTTCTTTTGAAGTCCTCTAACTTGACGACAGTGCGTTTCTTTTTTCCTCGTCTACCCCTTTTCTTCGAAGAGGGTCCAAGAAGATCACCTTCAAAGGACGGTTCTTCTTCGATGATGAACTTCCCCTCCCCCGGCAGAACCTCATCGATGATCTCTATAGCGATCTCTAGAGCTCTTCTTTCCTTCGGAGTGGTCTGCCCGAGTGACCTAGCTTCTTCAATTGCTCTTTCCCGGATCGTCGGATTGAAAGGAGGAAGGTCTTCTCCTTCTGGTCCTTCAAGACCTGCAGGGATGTCTGGGGTGTCAGACTGGTCAGCAATCTGGCGAGTGTCTTCGTAAGCTAGGTTGGCTAGGGGGGCGTTGAACTTGTCAGTCTTTAATAAGGTGTTTCCATCTAACTTAGCCCTACCAGTATCCAGCCAAAAAGTCCTAATGTCCTGTAGGGTGATATCCCCTAAAGCAACCCCTTGATACTTCTCGGGTATTAATTCTCTCAGCTTCTTACTGTGTAAAAGAGCATTTTGGAACTCTGCTACAGACGCTAAGGAAATGGTGTCTTCCGTACCAACTGCCCTAATATCTCTAGATTGGCTCAGTTCTTTGACAAGATTATCTGCAGTGAGACGGGGGTCAGGAACTCTCTCTACAAGATTCTTGACATAATCTCTAAGGAAGTTAAGATGCCCGGGTCCAAGGTAATTAGATATATCGGTAGCAAAGGCTATCTGCTGGGCGAAAGTATCGTCAAGAACTCGCTTCGGGGGCGGTATTGGAGTACCACGAACCACGACTTAGAACCCGCCGCGAAGGATCAATCCAGTATCCATGTCTTCTCCTTAATAACCAAACACGTCGTCTAGAACTTCAAGTGGCTCTTCTACGTGTTGGTGAGTGTAGTTGTAGGGTGAGGTCGCTCCAGAGGGTCTTGCCATGAACATGTAACGAAGGGCATCGTATGCGTGGTCTTCTGCTTTGGTGTCCACGTCTTCCGGGTTAGTTTTGTTGACGGGTAACATCGGTAAAGTACGAATCATATCCGTGCAACTATTAAAAAACCTGACTCGGGGCTTTCCCCGGGGACCATCAGACAGTCTGCGGTGAACTTCTTGTTTCCCTGCGTCTCTATCCCGGTCTGAAGGTCTCCAAAATGTACCACGATCCATCATCGTCAACGCTACGGAGGTTCCGAGTCCAATATCATTCCAACAGGAGGAATCTAGAACTGCATCTGACATCGTCGGGTCGTTAGCTTCTAAGGAGTTTATTTCGTCCCCGAGGACTTCAGCGGTAAGACCTTTTCTGTAAAGCTCACGATATATCCAGATAACACCATCGTTATCCACAGCACCCCATAAGATACAAGAAGGAGCAGCGTAGCCATAATCACCAGCCCGAATGCG